CGGCGCTTCGGGCACCTCCGCCACGGGGGCGAGCTCAATGACGGTCTCAGTCGCGAACTGAACGGGCTCACCGACCTGAGCGTCGATGGAGGCAATCAGCTGCTCGATGGTCGGCTCAACCAGCGGCGCAACCGGGGCCGGCTCGACCGGCGCCGGCGGCGCGACAACGTCGTCAGCACCGGCGCCGTCGAAGTCAAAGACGGGCATGTCGCGGAACTTCGGCGTGATCAGCGTGCAGGTCGGCGACTCATCAACCTCCTCGGCCAGCTCCGCCGCCGCGACGTAGCCCTGACGGAGCTTGCGGTTGGTGAGTACGTGCTGCATGACGTGCTCGATGAACGGCTCCACGTCGGCCTCAGTGAAGCGCTCGACGAGGGGCCGCCTGAGCCATTCAGCCTTGGCCTGGCTGTAGGCGTTGTCCCAGATGGCCGCGTGATGCTGCTGGGCGGCGACCTTCGCCGCCTTGTGGCGAACCTGGAGTCGCTCCGCCTTCGGCGTCCACCGCTGCTTGGCGTGCTCACGCACCTTGCGTGCCTGTGCCTCGTACTGGGCCTGCTCGTCCTCTTCCTCGTCCACCGCGCTCGAGGCGTCAACTACCGCCTCGGTCCGCTCCGGCTTCGCAGATTCGAGGGTGGGGCGGCCCTGCTTCGGCACGCTGAGCGTGCCCTTCGCGCCGACCGGGATGCGCACCCGGCGGCCCGCGACCTCGACGATGAGGTGAGTGTCGCCGTCGCGCACAGCCTCGACTGTGCGGCCGTTGACCTGGATCTTGACGGTGCTGCTCATGGCTCGCGTCCTGTCTGCGGGTTAGCGGGAGACCGTGGTGGTCGTGCTGGTGGAGACGGTGGTCTTGCCGGCCTTGTTCGTCCGGGTCGTAACCGTGGTGCTGCCGGTGGCCGTCTTGGTCGTGATCGAGTCACTGCTGCCCTGCGAGGAGCTCGTGTGTCGCCGGGTCACGGTCGGCGAGGACTTCGAGGACTTCCTGCCTGCCGGGGCCTGCTTGGTGTGGACATCGCTGCAATCGAGGTTCACCCCGCACACCAGGGGCACGATCGGCTCGTCGGCGAGCGTTTCCGGGGTCATTGCGGGCTCGACCTGGAAACCATTCGAATCCGCCGTGCTGGCCTGCACCGGGCTGCTGTCGCTGCTGTCCATGCTCCATGCACCACACAGCAGGCACCAACCCAGCACCAGCACTACGAACGCAACCACTGCCTTGCGCACACCAGCTGTGGTGACCTGTCGACCCTGCCCGCGTGTGCCCATGCGCCCACTCTAAGCGGTTGCACCCTCCCATTGCAATGCGCATTACACACATCACTCGAATGGCATATCGATGTCTCGTCACTCGAATGCCAACACGCAATGCATGCACTGAGACACCACCCCCGAATGGCCCTCACACCCTCCTCACCCTCAAACCATCCTTGCGCCGGCGGAGCTCGAGCTCGACGCCGGCGCACGGCATATCCGCAGGTCAGAGGCATCTTACACGCGACAGCGTGCGGCAAAAGTGCAACGCATTCAGCCCCAGGCCCTTCCTCCCGGTTCTTCGTCCTGCGTACGGTTTTTCCAATAAAACGATCTTGGAATGCGCACACAATTTCACCCATTTGCGCTGGTCAGAGCATTTCTGGTCAAGTTTCCGTAACGGTCGAGAGGCCCCCAAACCGGCCCGCGCGCGCATCTTTCCCTTATAAAGACGCGCGCGAGGCGGCTTTCCCCTATGTATCGCTTATTGCTTCCACAATTCCGTGGGCGCAGAAGAATGAAAGGAAGAGGCCATGACGGCTCGAAAGAATACGAAGAAGAATCTGCAACCCAGATTCGCACGACGCCCACTGCCCTCACTCAACCCAGATAAGGCGGCAACCATGAACGAGGACGCGCTGCGCATCCACCAGCACGCCCGGCAGCTGGTCGCGGAGGTCCGGGCCGGCGACATCAACGCCCCCGCCGAGATCCTCTCGCGCATCGATCACGTCGGCACGCTTCGCTTCTACGCCATCGCGTTCGCCGCTATCGCCGCGCGGGCACAGCGCGGCAGGGACGCTGACGAGCTGGAGACCCCCGAGGACGGCGCTGACAGCGACGGAGAGACGCGATGAACGCCGGCCGGCCGTTCCGGGACACCATCCCGACACCGAAGGAAGCGCTGGCGCTCATGACCGTCGGAAACATCCAGTTGGCGATCATCAAGATGAGCACTTTCGCAACCAGCTTCTACGACGCCGGCGACTCGGCGACCGCCGACTACTTCGCGGCGTTGGTGGTCGAGCTCGCCGAAGCGCAGGACCGCCAGAAGGCAGCGCGGGAGTTCTTCGACCTGGAGCTCCGCGACCTCGGTTCGGGCGGGTTAGCGACCGATGTAGACGATAGCTAGATGTCGTGAGATGATCGCGGTGTACGGCGCGCAGGTTGCTCCGCTTCCTGGGTTCCTGGCTGATAAGTGGCTCTGCCCCAGCCGGGCCGCCGTACACCGCGATCCCACCAGGTCGCCGAGTCGCTCCGCGTAGCGCACCTGGTCGAGTTGATCTGCTCCCCCTTTTGTCTTATAGCCGCTGGTCAGCGGCTTCTTCCCCTAGGAGTTGCGCCGATGAGCGCTAAGGACATCCCGACTGCGGATGACATCAAGAACAACCCCTACCTCAAGAACGACGGTCAGCGCCTCGTAGCGATCCGGACGTCTATCGAAGACCGGCTGAGCGAGATGCAGGGCATCACCAATGCAACTGAGGTCGCCGGCGCGTGGCGCGCAAGTGATCGCAAGGCGTTCGACAAGCACAGCGACGAGATGCGCACCCTGGAGCTGCTGGGCGACACCATCAAGGCGGACATGCCCGACCTCAGCCAGGTAGTCCAGACCAGCACTGGCGAGCAGCGCGGCGGCTACGACAACCAGGCTCGTACCGGCCGTGAGCAGCTGACGTACGGCCCGCATGACCCTCAGAGATCCTGGGTTCAGGATCTGCGGCACATGGTCAGCAGCAACGACCCCGCCGCGTCCGCCAGGCTGCAGCGCAACAACAAGGAAGTTGCGACTGAGAACCGGGCGCTGGCCTCGAACCTTGCCGGCGCGGTCGGCGAGTTTTCCCCGCCGCAATGGTTGATGCAGGAGCTCATCACCGTTGCTCGACCGGCCAGAATCTGGGCGGACAACGTCAACCTGCGCCCGCTGCCGGCCGGTGTGAACACGGTGAACATCCCGAGGCTCGCCACGGGAACCAGTGTGGGTGTCCAAACAACCGAAAACTCGCAGGTCACGAACGTAGACGCCACCTCGGACTCGATCAGCTCGACCGTGGTCACCCTGTCCGGAATGCAGACGCTGAGCTTCCAGCTGCTCGATCAGAGTCCTGTCAGTGTCGATCAGATCATCTTGGCTGACCTTGCTCAGGACCTCGCGGTCCAGACCGACAAGTTCGCGCTGAGCAGCAACGCGGCCGGTAAGTACGGCGTGCTGAGCCAGTCGGGGACCATTGCGGTCACCTACACCGATACGACTCCGACGCCTGGCGAATTGTATTCGAAGCTCGCGGATTGCATTCAGAGAATTGCTACTCAGCGATTCCTTCCTGCGACCAAGATCGTGATGCACCCTAGGCGCTGGAACTGGTTCCTTGCTGCCCTCGACTCGCAGCAACGACCGTTGGTGCTGCCTGAAGCCAATCATCCAATGAACGCCATGGCCAACCAGGCCGGTGTAGTTGCGGCTGGCTACTCAGGGACCCTGCTAGGGCTACCCGTGTTTACCGATGCCAACATTCCTGTGAATCTGGGCTCGGGGACGAACGAGGACCGGATCATCGTGTGCAAGCACGATGACCTGTATCTCTGGGAGTCCACCCCTCGGGTTGTCGCTGACCGGTACACGCTGGCCAATCAGCTGAGCCTGCGGCTGGTCTTGTGGAACTACGTGGCCCAGACCAACGCCCGGTACCTGGCCTCCACTGCGATCATCGCAGGATCCGGCCTCGCTACCCCGACGTTCTGATGGGTCGCCGGAGCCTCAGCGATGAGGCGCTGATTGCCGCGCTCGAGAACGAACGCGAAGGATACGCCCGGTACGGCCGTGCCGATCGCGTGGCAATGGTCGATGTCGAGCTCGAAAAGCTCGGCGTCGAGAAGAAGTCACCCCCGAAGCCGGCCAGTTCGCGTTCACGTCGGTCCGCGAGCTGACCCCGCTAGTGGGCGGCATGGCGTCAAAGTCACTGAGCACCGAGCCGGAGCGAATACCTCCTCGTCCCACTCGGCGCCCGGAATCTAAGGACGGCCTCAAGGGCTCGCGTCCGTTTGCCGCACCTGCGCCGTGCCGCCCACTAGCACTTTCCGAAAGGCCCTTCGGTGGCTGAGTCCGAGCTCACTATCAAATTCAATGCTGAGGCCGCTGCCGCGAAGGCTGAGGTCGAGGAGTTCAAGGCGCTGCTCGAGTCGCTGAAGGACACCCAGCTGACAATTTCGGTGAACACCGACGGGATCACCGAGGCGGTCGCCGAGCTCGAGGCACTCAAGGCCGCATTGGCGGACGCTGGGGAAACCGTCAAGGTCGACGTGGATACCTCCGGGGTCGCGGACGCTATCACGGAGATGGAGGCGCTGAAGGCCGCTGAGGCCCGCGTAGAGGAGCCCGTCAAGTTCGACATCGACACCAGCCAGGTCAAGGAAGCTGAGCAGGCTTTTGACGGGTTCGTGCATGCCATTACGGATGCCGAGGGAATGGTCAAGTCCTTCGCCACCGACGCGGAAGGTGTCACCACGGCACTGAGCACCGTCGCCGGGGGAATGACCACCGTCGAACAGGGGCTGACGACCCTTGAGTCGGGTCTTACGACCGGTGCGCAAGCAATCACGACCTTCGAAACGTCGGCGACCGGGGTTACCTCCGCCCTGACCGCTATTGAGGGCGGCGCCCAGGCGGCCGAGCAGGGTGTGACCGCGCTTGAGGGTGGATTCACTGCCATTGAGAGCGGCGTTACCGCCGCCGAGCAGGGCCTAGTGACCCTGGAAACCGAGCTCAACACAGTAAGTGGTGCGTTCGAGGTGGTTGAAGGGGCCGCGCAGGACGCGGAGGGCGGTTTCCGGCTTATCGAGGCCGCCGGTACCACGATGGCCGATGGCCTGGACGCCACTGAGAAGTCAGTCGGCGGTGTCGCCGACAGTCTGGGTGGGCTTGGCTCCGTCATTTCCACGGCGGTTTCCGGGTTGACGATGTTCGCCCTGGTCGGTGGTGTGGCCGCGTTGGCCGCTGGTGCGCTAGGTACAGCTATTGCGGTTCTGGGCGTTATCGCCGTGGCAGCTTTCGCCGGGTTCGGTGTGGCGATGCTGGCCGCCGGCGCCGCCATTACCGGGCTCGTTGTGGCGTCGATGTTGGGGTCAAAGCAGGTTCAGGCGTCCTTTGCCGACATGGCGAAGGCCGCGCATAAGTTGATCAACGACATCAGCAAGCCGTTCGAGGAAGTGCTGACGCAGCTGGCGCAGCAGGTCAAGGCGCTGTTGCCGCAGATCGAGGGGCCACTGAAGCAGGCTTTCCAGACGATCGCAGCTGTGGCGAAGCAGGCCATCCCGCAGGTCATTGCGGTACTGAAGCAGCTGGCCAACGGGTTCAACGAGATCACCCAGACGTTGGCGCCGGCGTTCAGAGCGTTCTTCGCGGCGCTGCCGGGCATCATGGGTGCGGCCATCGGTGCGGTAGAGAAGATGTCGACCGCTTTCGCGAACATGACAGCGGCAATCGGCCCCCAAGCGGTGGAAGCGTTCAAAAAGCTTCTGGGGGCCGCTGGTGACCTCGGTGCCGGGCTAATCTCCATCGTCGGGTCACTGATCGTCCCCTTCACGAACGACCTGACCAGCATCCTGACCACCGCGACACGGGTAGCTAACCAGCTCAAGCCGGCGATGCAGCCCGCGATGCAGGCGTTCACCGATCTCAGCAACGCCATATTGACGGCGCTCGGTAACTCCTCGTCGCATCTCGCCTCGTTCTCCTCCGATGTGTCGAACAAGTCGAAGGCCATCGGCAAGGAAATCCAGTCGATCATCGACATTGTTCTGACGGTCGGCCAAGCGTTCATTGACGGTCTGGCGGATGCGGCCCCGGCGCTTGACCGGCTGAACAACACGGTGAAGACCGACGCTCCGGAGATGCGGCAAGCATTCAAGGACATGATCGAAGTGTTCGGCTTCTTCGGCCAGGTCATCTCCAACATTGTGACCGGCCTCGAGTTCCTCAAGACGGTCATCACGGAGCTGCTCAACCCGTTCGAGTCGCTGCACGAGAAGCTGAAAAACATCAAAGACGCTTTCATGGGCACCAGCCAAGAGGCGAAGGGCCTCGGCTCGAACGCTCAGGACATGGCTGACGATCTGACCGGGGTTGTCCCGCCGGCCGATAACGCCGGTAATGCCGCGAAGGGCATGGCCAACAACCTGAAGGATGCTAAGCCTCCGGTGGATGGCTTGGGTTCGTCCGCGAAAGACATGGCTGACCACCTAAAGAACGCCACACCGCCAGTGCAAGACCTCGGCTCCTCGGTCAAGGACATCAAGCCGCCCCTGGACGACGCGAAGAGCTCCGTCGAGGGCCTGTCGGACCCGACGAAGCAGGTCGGTACCGATGTGCAGACCTTGGCGAAGCAGGCGGCCGATGCGAAGCAGCCGTTGACGGACCTGAACACGGCCGCGTCCAACCTGGGGCCGGCGTTCAAGGCTGTGCAGGCCGGGATGGACCCAGTGGTGTCGGACATGCAGAAGCTGGGTCCGGCGGTCAAGGAGGTAGCGGCCCCGTTCGCGGCTTTCACCAAGGACGTGACGACGTTCGGGGCGCAGCTGAAGTCGGCCGGTCCGACGTTCTCGACGTTCGTGAAGGACTTTACCTCCTTCGCCGCGCAGCTCAAGGCCGTAACCGCCCCGTGGGCGACGTTCGTGAAGGATCTGACGACGTTCGCGGCGCAGATCAAGTCGGCGGGGCCGGTGTGGTCGACGTTCGTGAAGGACATGACGACGTTCGATGCGCAGATCAAGGCGGCGAGCACGATCTGGGCGACGTTCGTGAAGAACTTCACCGCCTTCGACGCGCAGCTGAAGGCTGTGGGTCCTTTGTGGACGGCGTTCGTGAAGTCGTTTACCGCGTTCACCGCGCAGGTGAAGGCCGCGAACACCACCTGGACCGCGTTCGTGAAGTCGTTCACCACGTTCGATGCTCAGCTCAAGGCGGTGTCTCGGTTGTGGACAGCGTTCGTGAAGAGCTTTGTGCAGTTCACCGCGCAACTGCAGCAGGCCGTGACCCGGTTCGGGCAGCTGGTCAAGTCGATGCAGCAGTTCGTGCAGGCCGTCACGCAGGGCTTGGCGGCGTTAAAGCAGTTCGAGCAGGAACTGACCAAGACCGTCCAGGTGTTTCAGCAGTTCACCCAGGCGATCCAGCAGGCCGACGACATCACCAACCAGTGGGAAACCGACCTCGGTACCACGGTGGAGCAGCTGTACCAGTTGCAGCAGCAGATCGTCTACGTGGACCAGTCGGTGCTCGACCTGGAGCAGGACGTCGCGTCGCTCATTCAAGACTTCGACCAGCTCACCCAGATCGCCCCGGAAGCCGGCCAGGCCATGGAGAAGGCGTTCGAGGACGGCGACAAGGGCGCGAAGAAGCTCGACGAGACGGTGAAGAAGCTCATCGAGGATCTGCAGAAGCTGATCGACTTGATGAAGCAAGCCGGCATCTCCGGTGGCGGCGGTGGAGGGGGTGGCGCTGGTTCCGCCGGTGCGGCGGTGGGCAGCTCCGCCGTTGCCGGGCTGACC